CGCCTTTTGATATTCCGTGAGTTGAAAGTAATTTTAATAAAACTTTTAACATCTATTTTTTCTTTTTATTCTTTTTCTTAGGTCTACCTTTTTTCTTACCATATGTTCCTGGTCCTTGCGGCATTATTCTACCTCCTTAGTAGTAGTTTTAGTTGCTATAAGTTTATCTTCTTCTTCTCTTAATTCATCAATAAGTTTAGTATTACTTATAGCTTCTAGTTTTTCAGTTGTTTTAACAAGTTGTTTTTCTTTCATACCATGCATACCTTGTAGATTTTCTACAGCACGCATAAGATTAGTAACGTCTTTTTTATCTTCAGCCATAGAAATAACTTTTGCCAAAAGTTCCAAAGTATAAGTTTTATCTAAACCATGGTCAGATAGTAAATCTGCTAGTTCTTCTTTTATCATCTTTTCAAAAACCTCCGTTTTCATCATACGCTTCCATTTTTTAAATTCAGAAGGCGTATAGCTACCAAGCACCATATCAAGTGCTAAATTATAGTCCCATGTAACAGAGTAGGCTTTAGCAAGGTTTTTCATCATATCTTGCTTAGACTTGACTTCTAGCATAGGTTTGCCAGTCATCGTAGTATTAGTCTTTCTACCCGATACTTTTAATTGTTTAGAAGCATATTTAGGATTAAAAAAAGTGTAACCCCATGGGAACCTGAGATATATATTGTTTTTGTCATGATTAGAAGGATACTCCTTGCGATTAATGCATTTAGCAACGTAGTTATCGTCAGATAGAGCATATCCCCCAGGCTGAACCATTTTCCAGTATACATACTTTATACCTTTATCGTCTGCTTCCTGTTTTCTATAAACGTTATATGTTGTAAGACCTTTATCTTTATGGTCTATATTTATTGTATACATTAATCAATAAG